GACATTCTGCATTTGTATTAAGGAGGAGATATGGCTGATGCAAATAAAAACCCTGAAGTTGACATCGATCTTGATGATGTAAAAGAAACTGAAGTTAAGGTTGAAGAAACTAAACAGGAAGAATCGAAGGATCCAAAGTTAAATGTTGGTGAAGTCGATTTAGGTTATACAACGCACGATAAAGAGCAACCTAAAGAAGATGTTGCTGTTGAAGAAGTGCCTGAACAACCTGCGGAAGATAAAACTTTCGAAAATGAGAGAGAAACTAAATTAGAAAAAAAACAAGAACCTGATGACTTGTCAGAGGTTTCTGAGTCTGTCAAAAAAAGAATTGATAAACTTACAAGAAGATTTAGAGAAGCTGAAAGAAGAGAAAAAGCTGCTTTAGATTTTGCTAAAGGTTTACAAAAGAAATATGATGATACTCAGACTAAATACGATTCTACAGATGAAAAGTATTTAAAAGAGTTTGATGCAAGAGTAGACGCTCAAAGAGAACAAGTCAAAAAGAAGCTTAAGGATGCCATTGAAAACAATGATGCAGATAAAATCATGGAGGCAAACGATGAGCTTACTCAATTGAGTGTTGAAAAAGAAAAAGCTAGAATCAAAATGGCTGATAGAGAAGCTAGATTGAAACAGCTTGAAGAGCAAAAAAACGCACCAAAAGAGGAAGAACCGAAGCAACAAGAAACTCAAACAGAACCTAGTGAAAAAGCTAGAAAATGGGCTTCTGATAATGCTTGGTTTGGTAACGACAAAATCATGACGAACGCTGCAATGACTGTGCACGAAGATCTAGTGGGCATGGGTGTTGATGTAGAAAGTGATGAGTATTATAATGAAATAGACAAACGAATGAAGGAAAATTTTCCTCATCGTTTTGCTACTCAAGAGCAACGAAGACCCGTCCAAAAAGTTGCTTCTGCTGGAAGAACTCAGCAGGGACGTAGATCTGTGAGACTCACCAAATCACAGGTGGCGATTGCCAAAAAATTAGGGGTGCCACTAGAAGAATACGCTAAATTCGTGAAGGAGGTATAGAATGAGCGATAAAATAAATAGAACTTCACGCGCATCTGAGGAAAACAAAGAAATTAGAAACAAACCTTGGACGCCACCATCATCTCTGGATGCACCACCTGCGCCAGACGGTTTTGTTCATAGATGGATAAGAACCGAAAGTATGGGTTACCAAGATACAGCTAATGTATCTAAGAAAATGAGAGAAGGGTGGGAGTTTGTGAGAGCCGAAGAAATTAAAAATAAACTCGGTGATCATGGATACCCAGTCATAGCTCAGGGAACTTACGCAGGTTTGATCGGGGTTGCTGGCCTTGTGTTGGGAAGGATACCTGAAGAAATTGCAAAAAGCCGTGCAGAGTATTTTAAAAGAATTACTCAAGATAGAGTAGACGCGGTGGACAACGATGCACTGAAGGAACAACGACCGGAGATGCCGATGAATATTAGTCGACAATCTCGCGTAACTTTTGGTGGTGGAAACAAATCCTAATTATTTGGGAATATTCACTCCAAAGTAAAGTAAACAATAAAAGGAGAAAACAACTATGGCTAATGTAGCTGAAAAATACGGTCTTAGACCAGTAAGAAAGTTAGATGGCTCTCCATTTATTAACGCACAAAACAGATACAGAATTGCAAGTGGTTATGCTACTGCAATCTTCCAAGGCGACTTGGTAAAACCTGTAACTGGAGGCGGAGTTGAAAGAGCAGTTGCTGCTACTTCCGACAAAGTCATTGGCGTTTTTAACGGAGTGTTCTACACAGACCCTACTACTCAGAAGCCGACGTTTAAAAACTATTATCCAGGTGGAATTGCAGCTAGTGATATTATCGCTAATGTAATTGATGACCCGAATGTAGTTTACTCGATCGACTCTGATGGAGCGTTTGCAGTAGCTGACATCTTTAAAAACTTTGCAATAACAAACGTAACAGGAAACACTTTAACAGGTATTTCTGAAGTTCAATTGGACTACAGTGTATCTGGTTTAACGACAAGTGGTACTGTTCTTCAAGCAATTGACATTTCGCAAGATACGCAAAATGACACTGCTGGAAGCGCGAATGTAGATGTGTTGGTTAGAATTAATAACCATTTCTACAGTCAAGGCACAGGCTTATAATAAATAGGAGATTATAAATTATGGCTATATCAAGATCACAACTAGTTAAAGAACTAGAGCCAGGTTTGAATGCACTATTTGGCCTGGAATACAACAGATACGACAATGAACACGCAGAGATCTTCGTTACTGAAACTTCAGACAGAGCGTTTGAAGAAGAAGTAATGTTATCTGGCTTCGGTACTGCAGCAACTAAAGCTGAAGGTGCTATGGTCACTATGGATCAAGCGACTGAAGCGTACACATCAAGATACACTCACAACACTGTAGCATTAGGTTTTGCTATAACTGAGGAAGCTATCGAAGATAACTTGTACGACAGATTAGCTGGCAGATACACAAGAGCTCTTGCAAGATCAATGGCGCAATCTAAACAAATCACTGCAGCGAACGTTCTAAATAACGGTTTCGACACAGCAAACGGTGGTGACGGAAAAGCACTTATGACTGACGATCACCCTCTTGCGAACGGTGGAACATTCAGAAATGAATTGTCTACTGCTTCTGACTTGTCAGAAACATCTTTAGAGCAATCGTTAATCGATATCGCAGCGTTCGTAGACGAAAGAGGACTTAAGATCGCTCTACAAGGTAGAAAATTAATAATTCCAAAAGAATTACAATTTACTGCTGAGAGAATCATGAAGTCTCCTCTAAGAGTTGGAACTGCAGATAACGATATCAACGCGATGTCAAACATGGGAATGATACCAGAAGGTTACAGAGTAAATCACTTCTTAACTGACACTGATGCATTCTTCATTATGACTGATGCACCTAACGGTCTAAAACACTTTGTAAGATCGCCAATTAAAACAGCGATTGAAGGTGATTTCGACACTGGAAACGTTAGATTCAAAGCTAGAGAAAGATACAGCTTCGGCTTCTCTGACCCTAGAGGAATCTTCGGATCTCCAGGTGCTGCGTAATCGTAGATAAGAGACAAATCTAAAAGGGGCGGAGTTTACTCTGCCCCTTTTTTTATATATAATTAAAAGAACCTAGAGAAACTATTATGTCGACTGACTAGGCAGACGGTATAGAGACGACATAATCAAAGCTATACAAAGGAGAAAATTATGGCGAATACAACATTTTCGGGACCGGTACGATCGGAAAACGGTTTTATTGGAGCAACGAAAAACTCAACAACTGGAGCTTTTACAAATAACTTCCAAATAGATTCATCTGGAAACTACGTAGGAACTCTTATGATCGGTCAAGGAATTGCTAACGTACCTTGTGCAGCAACTGCTGGAACAAACGAAGTTACATTTTCACAACCAAACAATACAGTAATCACTTCAATTCAAATAGTTTGTCAATCTGCACCAACTGTTGCTTCAGGCGACATTGGTTTTAAAGTTGGAACTGCAACAGGTGGAGCACAATTAGTTGCTGCTATCACTGATCAAATTCTTGATGGCGGAACAACTGTGCCTGCAGGTGCTCACTATCCTTTAACTCTTTTAGATACGACTGGAAGCGATGCTTCTCCAGCTGCATCTCCAAGATCAAATGTAAGTGGTGCTGCAAGAAATATTTTCTGTCAGATCACTACTACAACAAACGCATCTGCAGTTGGTAATTTTGCATTCATAATTAATTACAAACAATTTGCGTAATATTAAATTAGTGGCTCCTTCGGGAGCCACGAACTAGGAGAACAAATGGCTTTTAAAAGTGATATACAAGCAACGAGATCTACTGCTGCGGCAGGGGCTACAGCTATTGTAGAACCACCAGTAAGATTAAGAGGTATAATTATTGCTTCTGATGGAACAGGAGCTGGAACTTTAGAACTTACAACTACATCGAACACTGGAACAACTTTGTTTCAAGCTGATGTGCCAAACGGAGATGTTATTAACTTTAACTTTCCTGAAGATGGAATTCTTTTTCCAAAAGGAATTTTTTGTAAAACAAAAACTAAAGTAACTGCTTATACTTTGCTTACAGATAAGTATTCAGGACCTGGATTAACAGTATAGGTTTAACATGGATTACTATGCTGACTTAGGTATAGAGATCGATGGTTTCGCTAAAGGCGGAATGCCTGCAAAGAATAAAAGAAACTTTAGATCTACAAAATCAGGTGCAGGTATGACTGCTGCAGGAGTCCGTGCGTACAGACGAATGAATCCTGGTTCTAAACTTAAAACAGCGGTAACAGGTAAAGTTAAAAAAGGTTCAAAAGCTGCAAAAAGACGAGCTTCTTATTGTAGAAGATCAAAAGGTCAGATGAAGATGCACAATATTAATTGTAGCAAAACTCCTGAAAAAAGAATATGTGCAGCGAGAAGAAGATGGAAATGTTAAATTTTATAAAAAAAATTTTTGGTATTGAAAAATTAGAATATAGAATTAGACTTTTAGAAAGAAAAAATTATTGGAGAGATAAATATAAACATGTCATACCTGAACGCAAATCTTCCACCAATATATTGCAAAATTAGAAAGGAGTACCTTTATGACCTTAAAAAACATCATGGAGAAAGCGAGGACTGTGTTATCTTCGGTCTCACATCAATATCAGGGCGTGCGCTCTTGTTTAATATCATGTTACCAAACGGTGCGTGCTACTGGCGTCTCCCTATATCAGCGTTTTATCAAAAAACTTTTGATAGATCCGACGTGCCAAATATGCAAACGCATGAATTGGAATTGTGGAATTGTTTTAGCTATTGGCCTAGCGTTACTTGTTTTGATTGGCTGGATGGTGTAAAGGGTAAATACCTTGGTTTAGATAAAAAATTTTATCATGGTAAATACTTATTCACGATTGATTGGGCTCACCCAGACGTCAACATATTGGATACTGAACACTCTGAAATCCCTCAAGAACATAAGTGTGCACATATATTGGAGCTTGATAACGGTAATTATGCAGCTCAGCCTAATAATCGTCTTTTGTGGCACATTAATAGCTATACTACTGATAACAGTTGGCCAGACTATAAGGTACAAAACACTTATTGGGATGCAGAGGACTCTAGCATGGTCACAGAGGATTCTGATAAGATGTTCTACCAAATGGAGAAAAAAAAGAAATGATTAATAAAATAAAAAAACTTTGGAAAAGATTTGTAAATTGGTTGTTTGAACAAAATTAAAATGTCAAAAAAACCTCTATCAATATCTGAATCAGCTGCCGTGCAAATGCCGATGAAGACGGTTGCTAGTCTCATAATAATCGTAGCACTTGGCACTATGGGCTATTTTCAAATTGTTGAGAGATTAAACATAGCTGACACTAGACTTCAGCTAATGGAAAAAGACCTGGAAGAGAACACAGAGTTCAGAATCAAATGGCCTCGGGGTCAACTTGGAGCGTTACCTGCAGATAGCGAACAATTTATGATGATTGAGGATTTGTATAAGACCACAGACAAATTAAATGCACACATTGAATCAATGGCTTTAAATAAAGTAAACATCGAGTTTCTAAGAAAGCAAATGGATAAGGTTTTGGAAGATATTGAAAAATTAAAAGATCAAAATAGAGAAATGCATTATAAAAATGGAGGCCAACAATGATAGGTTTGTTTTTTGCAGGCATTGTGGTTTCAATAATTGTTTTATCAATATTACTACATGTGAGAAAATATGATTGAGTCTATAGTGGCCCTGCTGATGTTCGTAAACGGAGAGATCAAGGAACACTTGATTCAGCCTAACGGTATGGCCCAATGTTTACGCGGGAAACGTGAAGCGGAAAGAACTTTTTCAGAATCTGTATCTTATAAATGCTATAAAGGTAAGGCAAAAATAGAATTGTATCAAGGAAGAAAATATATTAAAGCTTTGATATTAGATTAATGTTATTATACGAACCATTTAAGGTCCAAATAGGTCAGGTGGAACTCAAACATGACTGTGAAAAATTAAAAGAATATTCACTGAAACTTAAAGAAAAATCACCAGGACGAAAAGTAAGTAATGTAGGTGGTTGGCAATCTAATGATTTATCAATAGATAAAAAAACAAAATCTCTAATGAATGAGGTTGTAACAAAAACAAATGAGTATGCTAAAATATATAATTTTAATAAACCTCTTAAACTTTGGAACTTTTGGATAAATATTAATTCTACAGGAACTAGAAACATGATGCATGTTCATCCTGGCTCTCCTGTTTCAGGAACTTTTTACATTGAAGCACCTGAAGGCTCTGGTGCAATATCGTTTACAAGAGGAGAAGATTTATTACAATATCATTATGATGGTTGTTATGATAAACCAAATGCATTGATATCAGATAAATTCTTTATAAAACCTAAACAAAATATATTAGTTTTATTCCCTGGATATTTAAAGCACGAGGTAGAGACAAACTTTTCTAAATATGATAGAATTTCTTTATCATTTAATATGATATTTTGATATGAATTTAACACGTAATTTTACACTTCAGGAATTAACTAAGTCTGATACTGCAATCAGAAGGGGTATCGATAATGAACCTAATGCAGATCAAATAGACAAACTTAAAAGACTTTGTGAAAAAATTCTTCAACCCGTGCGTGATCAATTTGGCAGGGTAAAGGTAACCTCGGGTTATCGTAGCCCTGAGCTGTGTGTAGCAATCGGCAGCAGTTTAAATTCGCAGCATGCCAAAGCTGAGGCCGTTGACTTCGAATGTATTGGAGTTGACAATGCTGAGGTGGCGGATTGGGTCAAAGCAAACTGCGAAACAGATCAGCTAATCTTGGAGTTCTATACTCCTGGTGAGCCAAATTCTGGATGGATTCATGCAAGTTATGTAGAATTCCAACCAAGAGCTCAATATATGAGGGCTTACAAAGAAGACGGTAAAACGAGGTACAAACCTATCACTGGAAAAGCAGTAGATTTAGTATAATATAAATGCTACATCGATAGCATGGAACTCATTGATACAAATATCCCTAAACCAATAAATTGTGAGATACTAGATCATCTTGGTACAGTTGGTTGGAAGTTTGCCTCAGATAAACAACGCAGTTTATCAAAGCCTTTTCATCAATTTATATCAGGTAACAAAGTTCTAGATAAAGGCATGTTTATTGCTACGTTTGAAAGACCAGAGATGAATCATACACCAGACCCGGTGCTAAACAACTTTGGTAAATGGGTTTTTTACCTTGTGCAACAACAAACTAGCTTTAATTTGTTGAGGCCATATCGAATGTTTTGGAATTTTTATACGCCTGTATCAAAACCTGACTGGCATTGTGATGATCCAAATATAGGAAGTTATGTTTCAATATTGTACAATCTACACACTAATGATGGAGGCACTGAGTTTCAAAGTGGTGAAAAGATTGAAAGTAAAGAGGGACAAGCTATAGTTTTTGAATCGCATCTAACACATAGGGGTTATGCACCAACTAATGCCCATCATAGATTTAACTTAAATATGATATGTTTGACAAAATAAAAAAAGCAATACGAGAAAGTAAGGTTTGTCATATACCTAATGCAATAGTATCTGAACAAAAAATTGATTTTAATTATTTAGGAAGTTTATTAAATAATAGTAATTGCAAAAGTAAAATTAAAGTTGATAGAGAGTTAGGTGCTAATGAGAATGATATTTTATCTTGCCCATTTCAAATACGGAAAGTAGAAAATGCAAATTTTATTGCACCTTTGCATAACATTGTATGTGAAGGTCTTCCTGATCTTAGAATAGATCAAGCAGATATATTTTTTTCAATGAAAAGATCTATTGGTGTAGCACACGTTGACAGAGAAAATTCTTTGATATTAGGTGTATACAAAAATACAATTTATAGATTTGAAAACCAAGATCTCACTGTGGTTGTCAAGCCTGGTGATCTGTTACTTTCGCCCTCTGGTCACACACATTTTGCAATGTCATACCAGGAAAGAATTATTTTATCATGGGGATTGTACACAAACTAAATACAAGAAACAAATTAAGAATAATGCAACAATGCCTCAATAGAGGTGTTCAGTTTGAAACAATTGATTCATGTATGTTTTATTATTCATTAGTAAAAATGAAAAAACCAAAATTAGTTGTTGAGCTTGGAACAGGTAATGGTTCGACAGCTTTTATGATTGCTCTTGCCATGGTTGAAAATGTTAAAGGTAAAGTGATTACGATTGATAATGGTAAAGACTGGATTGGAATGGGAGAATATGAAAAAGCCATCAGGTGGTTTTCAAAACATTACAAACTAGAAGAACATATTGACTTTAGATGTGAGGATATAGATTTAGATAAAATAAAAGTAGATAAGATTGATATGGTTATTAGTGATTTTGACAAAAGCACACAATTTGTTCTGAATCTCATTATATGGTGGTTGCTAAATGCAGATGAATACTCATCTTTGTTTATTGATAGCTTATCAGAGAATTTTGATGCATATTCTCATGTAAAAGAGACCATTGATTATTTAAATAAAGGGATTGTGCCTGGTAATCTTCCAAAAAATCTATGGCCCTTAGTGCAGGGTTACAAATTCACACAAACTGATATAAGAAAATGTAGGAATATGCTAGAACATAATAGTATAACGTGGATAAAAAAAGAACCACATTTTATAGGAGTAGAAAAACTTTATTATGAATAACATTGAATTTCAATTTTTACCAAATTTACCAATAGCACGTGTGGTATTAGAAAAAGATAAAATGGAGAAGATATACAACGAGTGTATCAATCTCAAAGATTATGAAAGTCAAAAATTTACTACTGGATTACAATCTTATAAAACACCTATTCATTACAGAATGAGAGAATGTAACATACTTATTCAAGAAGAAGTCTTGGGTATTGGTAAAGTGTATCAAGAAAAATTTGATATATTTTCAAAAAATTTAACCAACTCAAATCCTGATTTGTTAATAGATGCATCAGATATATGGGTCAACTATCAAAAAAAAGGAGATTATCTTCCATTGCATTTACATGAGGGATTATTGTCTTGGGTATTATGGGTTCAGATACCTTATGACATTGAAAAAGAAAGAGAAATTGATAATAGTGGCAAAGGGGGCAAAGGTAATACTTCTTGTTTTGCATTTAATTATTCTACAATTGATTGTAATTTACAGTCACAAATTATACCTGTATCTAAAAAAGAAGAGGGCACTTTATTGATGTTCCCTTCAAAATTACAACATTTATGTTACCCTTTTTACACTTCAGATGGTGAAAGAATTTCAGTATCGGGTAATTTAAAATACAGAATGGAGGTGGTAAAATAGATTATGGCAATAAGTAGATCACAAATACCTGCACAAGTAGACGGTAAACTCAGAGGAGCTAGAAAGAATCCAATGGCAAAAAAGCTGAGGTCTTCAAAATATAAGCAAAAAGTGATACACTCAAAGAAAGTGTATAATCGTAAAAGGACAATAACGTAATATGGCTACATCAGGAACTACAGCGTTTAATTTAAACATAGATGAAATAATTGATGAAGGCTACGAAAGATGTGGTCTTTCAACAACTTCTGGTTTTAGTATTAAGTCAGCTAGAAGAAGTTTAGATTTGTTATTTGCTGAATGGGGAAACAGAGGTATTCATTTATGGAAAGTTGCACTACATGAGAAAGCATTGGTTCAAGGTCAGGCAGAATATAGTGTGGCTACAGATGTTAGTGATGTCCTTGAAGCTTTTATATCATCAACTGCAGCAGCCTCAAATAATACAGATACTCAAGATGTATCATTAACAAAAATTGACAGATCTGCATATGCAGCTCTACCCAATAAGCTCTCACAAGGTCAACCATCACAATATTATGTACAAAGACATAAGACACCAAAAATATTTTTGTATCAATCACCGGATTTAAATACATACACAACACTAAAGTATTATGTAATCAAAAGAATAGAAGATGCAGGGGCATACACAAATGATGCAGATGTTGCATACAGATTTTTACCATGCATGTGTGCAGGTCTTGCATATTACATTTCAATGAAAAAAGCACCACAGTTAGTGCAACAAAATAAATTAATTTATGAGGATGAATTAAAAAGAGCATTAGATGAAGATGGTCAAAGAGCATCTACATTTATAACTCCACAATCATTTTATCCTAACGGAGTATAATAATGGCTAAATACGCAACAGGTAAAAATTCTAAGGCGATTTCAGACAGATCTGGAATGCAATTTCCTTACACTGAGATGGTAAAAGAATGGAATGGATCACTTGTTCACTACTCTGAATTTGAGCCAAAACACCCACAGATAAGAAGAAAAAGAACCATAGCAGATGCAATAGCTTTACAAAATTCAAGAGTAATGAAATTTCAACAACCATCTGTAAAATTTGCAAATGATGTAACAATATCAGACTCAGGGGGAGCTTCAGTTGGAGTTGCTAATTTAAGTTTACCAGGCGACTTTGCTTTCAGGACTGAAGTATTTCCTACAACACATAGTGATATTACCAAAGGTCCTGGTGTTGCTTCTATGGTGCCTGAAGATCCGTCTGTACAAAACCAAAGAAGAGAACTTAAAATGTTAGTTAGACAAGTAACGGTGGTAATATCATGAGTATAACGCATTCTGCATTTTTAACACAAGTAAGAAACTACACAGAGGTAGATTCGAATGTGCTTTCTGACACTTTGATTGATGAGTTCATAAGATCTGTTGAATTAGATGTAGCTGGTAAAGTAGATTATGATGATCTAAGAAAATACTCAACATCGACTTTTACTGCGAATAACAGGTTTGTAAGTTTACCAGGAGATCTAACTATCATGAGATCTGTTGAGGTAATTGATGGATCAACAAGGACTTTTGCACAAAGAAGAGATACAAGTTTTATATCTGAATATAATAACTCAGGAGCAACAGGTAAACCTGAATATTGGGCAAACTGGGATGATTCTAATATCATTGTAGCACCTACTCCAGATCAAGCATATACGATTCAAATTAATTTTATTACTGATCCAAAACACTTTACATCGACTAATTCAACGTTTTTATCAACTTATCAAGAATCCATGCTTTTGCATGGTGTCCTATCTGAGGCATTTAGGTTTTTAAAAGGCCCCCAGGATATGTACAAACTGTATGAAACAAAGTACAATGAAGAGGTACAGAATTTTGCTCTTCAACAAATGGGGAGAAGAAGACGTGCAGAATATGATGATGGAGTACCTAGAATTAAGATACCTTCACCATCACCAAATAGTTAAAAATTTAAAAGGAGAAAACTATGGCGATTACAACAAATGCAATTTGCAATTCATTCAAAAAAGAATTGTTAGCTGGTGAGCATGACTTTGATACCGCTCCAGGTGGAGATACGTATAAGTTAGCTATGTTTACTTCTCAAGCAACGCTTGGGGCTTCTACTGTAGGTTACGCAACACCAAATGAAGTATCATCACCAACAGGTGGATACTCTGCTGGTGGAAAAGCTTTAGTCAACTCAGGAGTAAAAGTATCTTCTGGTGTGTCTATAACAAGTTTTTCTAACTTGTCTTTCACTGGTGTAACTTTGACTGCTAGAGGTGCATTAATTTACAACACAACAACTGACGGTGGTTCTGGAACTACAAACGCAGTTGCTGTACTAGATTTCGGCTCAGACAAAACTGCAACGTCAGGAACATTTACAATTCAGTTCCCTGCGTTCACAACTGCAGCTGCAATCTTAAGACTTGCTTAAGAGTAGGTGAAATGAAAATATGTCTAATGCTTGGGGTCAACTAGAGTGGGGAGAAAATAATTGGGGTGCACAAAATAATACATCTCCAATTGCTGCTTCTCAAATTTTAACCTCAAGCATTGGCGCAACAACAATTCCCTTTGACGGTAGAATAGAAACTGGTTGGGGAAGAGACACTTGGAACAATAACGAAGCCTGGGGTATTGCTGGTACCCTAATAGCACCTTCAGTCACATTAACATCATCTGTAGGATCTGTAACAATACCTAACGAAGGTTTGATAGAAACTGGTTGGGGTCGTGATACATGGAACAATAATGAAGCTTGGGGTATAGCAGGTACATTAATAACTCCATCTGTATCAATGGCATTGTCTGCAGGTCAAGTTACAATTGATGCAGAAATAGGAACTGGTTGGGGAAGAGGTACATGGAATAACAACGAAGGTTGGGGTATTGCTGGAACTCTAATTACACCATCTGTGTCAATGGCTTTTTCAACAGGACAAGTTACAATTGATGCTGAGATAAGTGTTGGTTGGGGTGGAGATGCCTGGAACATAAATGCTTGGGGTGACCTTGCAGGAGCTTATGTTGACGTAACAGGAACTCAATTTGCATCAAGCGTTGGTAGTGTTACTCAAAGTATTGATGCACCAGTTGATGTAACAGGATCTCAACTAAACGGAGTTGTAGGTCAAGTAATTGGATCTTCAATTGTTGATGTAAACCCTACTGGTATTCAAGCTACATTTAGTATTGGAAATGAAGATACAACACAAGGTGTTGAGCAAGATGTTACTGGATCACAATTAGCTTCCTCAGTTGGAGCTGTAACTATTGATGACACTTTCTTAATTGGAAGTGGTTGGGGTAGAGACACTTATGGCAACCTAGGTTGGGGTGTAAATTATTCTGCTCTTCCTTCAATGGCTGCACTTACAATGTCAGTTGGTAATGAAGAAGCACAAACGGATGTTGAGGTATCTGTAACTGCACCAACTGCATTAGGATTTACATTTGCTGTACCTTCATTCTCAATTCAAATTGATGCAGATATAACTGTAATAGCTACTGAGGATCAATTAGATTTAACTTTAGGCAGCTTCTCATTAGTACAAGATACAAATGAACCTGTAACTGGTCAGCAATTGACAGGATCTGTAGGTCAAGTAGATGCAATAATTGTAGCTGAGGCAACTGGAATACAGGGCACATTAACATTAGGAAACTTTACACTTGTTCAATCAACGAATGAGTCTGTAAGTGGTCAACAAATGACCATGACATTAGGCAACGCAGACGAGGTGCCTGATCAAATAGTTGGGGTGTCAGGATTACAAGCGTCTACTTCTGTTGGAAGTGTTGATATTGTTATCGATTGTACGCTTGACGTAACAGGCACGGTATTGACTTCAACAGCCGGTAGCACTAGTATATATGCATGGCGTGAGGTTGACCCTGGAGTAAATAATAATTGGACAGAGGTTGATTTGGCAGCGTAAGAAGTGTAAAATTATAATTATTTAGGAGAAAAATTTTATGGCATCAAGTTATTCAACAGACCTCAAACTAGAGTTGATGGTAACCGGTGAAAATGCTGGTACATGGGGTGACAACACAAACGAAAATTTAAAATTAATTCAACAAGCAATTGCTGGATTTGAATCAGTAACACTTACAAATGGTGGTACAGTAGCATTAGCTATGACTAACGGGCAATTATCGAATGCTCGTAACATGGTTATAAAGTTTGCTACAATTACTTTGAACAGTGCATCAGTTGTAACAATCCCAGATGGAATTGAAAAATTTTACATCTTTGATTTAACTGCTGTATCTGGAGTATCAAATCTAACAATTAAAACTGCAAGTGGTACTGGCTTTGCACCAGCGGAACAAAAAATTGTTGCTGCTTATGCTGACGGTACAAACTTAAATGAAATTGCACTTGACACTTTAGGTGGTACAATCGGAACTGCACAAATAGCTGACGATGCTGTTACTACTGCAAAGATTCCTGATAACGCAATTACAACTGCTAAGATTTCTGCAAACCAAGTTACAACTGCAAAAATACCTGACAACGCAATTACAACTGCAAAAATTTCTGCACTACAAGTAACAACTGCAAAAATTGCTAACGATGCTGTGGGTGCTGATCAATTAGCAAACACTCCAGTTTCAGCAGGATCTTACACTAATGCCTCTATCACTGTTGATGCCCAAGGTAGAGTCACAGCTGCGAGTTCAGGAGCTGCTGCAGGTGGAGATGCATTTGATTTTACATTAGCTGTTGCCGGACCAGGACCAGTTTCTACAACTTACTCACCACTTAACCCTGCTTCAACTGCAGGTTATGGTTACATGGCTGGTGGATCTGGAAACGGTGGTCAAAGAGGAGTACCAGTTAGAATTGGTGGTAATGGTGGAGAAGGCTCTTATGGTTTCTTTACATTCAATGCACCAGGTGGACTTAACGGAACTACAGTAAACGTAGGTGGCCCAGGTGGTTCATCACAATTTGGTAACATCATGTCAGTATCTGCTGCAAACAATGGTGGAGGTCAAATCGATCCAGGTAACCCAGGTTCAGTTTCTTTTAACTTATCAGGTGGTAACATACCAGGTGCAAACACAAACTCAGTGACTAATACTCCATTTAATAACAGTGCTGACTATTCACCACTTATCATGCTTTACGAAGGAGAAGGCACTGATGCTTTTGGTAATAACTATCCAGGTGCACAAAATGGATTCTTTTTAGTTCAAACTATTGCAGGAGGACAAGGTGGATCACCAAACGTTCCAAGAACAGATGGTAATCCAGGTTACTTATTCTTCTACGAGAAAAATGGAGGTGGATTCTAATGGCACACATTATCTGGAACGCAGCAGGATATCATATTGGTTTATCAGCTAATGATACTGATAAAGATTATTTTTTATCCCATGAACCAACTGCAACAACAACGAGTATATCAGAAGCTGATTTCTTATCTTTAGCTAGAAAAGAAAAACAATTAATTGCAGCTGATCATTCAAAAGATAATACTGACGAAACAAGATATGAATGCACAAAAGACAATCATGAAATAACTGATTGGGATTGTGGAGGAAGAATACCTAACGCAAATTATTTCAAAGAAATTTTACAAGGTATTATTACTCAAGGTGAGAATCATTTAGCTTTCCACAATGAAGATAAAGATTCTGCTTTCAACGCTAAGGTGCAATCTCATGTAGATAATTGCAAAACAGTTCTAAGTGAAATAGATGGCGGATCTTGGACTGAACCATCTTGGCCAACTGATTCAGTATACAAATATGTTGAAGGTAGATTTGGTTCTGCATTAAGTGATTGGGAAATCCCAGTTTAATTGACTTCTTAAGATAATTCAAATAGAACATCTTGTATGTTCGAGAACAAAATAAAATTTCTTTGTTTAAAAGAATATCTTGAATTTGCTGATCATAAACCTGAGCCAGTTTCTTTAAACTTACCTGAGTGGTATAAAAAACTAGAGCATACTTTTAAAAACATGACAGTAAAAGGTTGCTTACCTTTTATGGATACTCTTACAACTGGTTATTTGATGAGAGCAAGTCAAGATTTCTATGTAGATTTACAACATAATCCTGAAGCAAAAACAGATGAGGATAAGTGGCATATGAGATGTGCACCTGCATTTGCAGTAGCATCTCCATCACTAAAAGCTAATGCTGAATATTTAGGTTTAGATATATCTGGAAGCACACATCATTATAAACAATTGCAAGGATCGAAATTTATTGAAAGAAATTTAGCACCTCATTTTATAAAGTTTGATAACCCCTGGTACATTGAAACACCTCCAGGATATTCTTGTTTATTTACACCTCCATTAAATAATGGTGATGATAGGTTTGAATGCTTAGCAGGTATAGTAGACACTGATACTCATTATATGAGAGTAAATTTTCCTGCTGTATTCAACGGTTGGAAATATAAAAACGGGTATAAAGGCACTATTAAAAAAGGTACACCTTTGGTACAAGTCATACCATTCAAAAGAGAAAGCTGGAAAATGGAAATAGGAACTGTCGATAAAAAAGAAGTAGATAAAAGAGGATTTAAAATGACAGTATCAAGATTTAAATATATAAGATCCGTATGGCACAAGAAGATAACAAGATAATTTTTGATAAAGAACAAGATAAAATAGGTAAGTGGATTAAAGTCTATGATAACTTTATGCCTATGGAAAAACTATCAAAGCTTTTACAGTTTTGTAATTCAGATGTTTGTAAAGAACATTGGATAGCTGGTAAGGTTGGTGACAGAGGAGATGGTGGTAAAGTTAAAAAAGAAACAAGAGTGGTAGATTGTTTAGGTTTAAGCAACATAGCAAAATCTTATACTGCAGTTCACTTTGCTTGGTACATGAAAAGTGTTGTTACAAATTTGATTAGTCAATATGTAAAAGATACAAATGCTCAAATATTTGATTTTAGAGTTCATGATATAGAAGTATTGAGATATACTGAGGGTGGTAAGTATGAACCACACATTGATGCAAGTTTAACTTACCCGAGAAGAGTGAGCATGATTATGCTATTGAACAATGATTACGAGGGTGGAGAATTATTTTTTCCTGGTATTGGGGAAATAAAAGTTGCGCCAAACAGAGCTATTGTATGGCCAAGTAATTATGTTTATGTTCATGGAGTAAAACCAGTAACAAAAGGAACAAGGTATAGTATAGTATCATGGCTACTTTAAAAGAACCAAAAATTATAAAAGATTTTATTACACCAGAAGAGGCAAATTTTTATTTGTGCTATACACAAATGATGCATAGAAATAGTGGTGCTAGTGCTGCCACCATGCCAGAGGCACCTAACAATGATGCTTGTTATTATTCAGATGCAATGACTGAAACTCTCATGTTAACTAAACAGAAAAGAATGGAACAAGAGTTAGGCATAAATTTATATCCAACTTATACATATTGGAGAATGTATACCTTTGGATCAGAATTAAACAAACATACAGATAGGCAATCTTGTGAAGTATCAGTAACTTTACACCTTGGTTCAGATGGCACTCCTTGGCCTATTTGCTTTAATGATCAATGTTATGAATTGAAGCCAGGTGAGGCAGCTATTTACAAAGGAATAGAATGGCCACATTACAGAAAAGATCCATATAAAGGTGACTATTATAGTCAGGTATTCATGCATTACGTTCATGCTGATGGTGTACATCAAGCCTACAAATTCGATGGTAGGCCTATGGTAGGTTTAAAGAAATAAGCCTTTATGCTATAATAAAGCATGCCTTTAACAAATGTACAGATTAGACCAGGATTTAATAAACAAGTAACTCAAGCAGGCGCAGAAGGTCAATGGACTGACGGTGACTTTGTAAGATTTAGATATGGGTTGCCTGAAAAAATAGGTGGCTGGGAACAGATTCTTAATAAAACTTTGGTGGGTGCAGTAAGGGAACAATTAGTTTGGGCAGACTTACTTGGTAGAAAGTATGCTGCACTTGGTTCTAACAAAGCTTTGTTTATTTATTTTGAAGGAGCTTTCTACGATATTACTCCATTAGATACAGCTTTGACTGGAGCCACATTCACTACAGTAAGTGGATCGCCAACGGTTACCGTAAACAAATCTGGACATGAATTTTCTAATGGTGATTTATTTACGTTTACATCAGTGACACCACCAGTAGGTGCAGGTTATGTTGCAAGTGATTTTACAACAAATACTTTTGAAGTAGTAAACAGAGTAGATGCAGACAGCTTTACAATCACCATGGCTGCAAACGCAGGAACTTCTGTTTCTAACAGTGGGTCTGCAACCATCAACCCGTATGTTGAAGTTGGTCCACTAAACCAAACAGGAGGTTATGGATGGGGAACGGCAGCATGGGGTGGAGCATCAGGAACTGTGTCTACACTTAACGGAGCTTTACTTAACGATTCTGCAGGAACAGGCGGATCTGGAACGTCAATTACGTTGTCATCAACTGCAGGATTTCCAACCTCTGGTACTATCAAAGTTGGAGCTGAATTTATTTCATACACCGGAACATCTAGTAATGATCTAACTGGAATTACAAGAAATGTAGCTGGAACACAATCTGCACATTCTGATGGTGCAGGAGTAGAATTCTTTATAGCATGGGGTCAAGCTAGTTTATCTACAACCGTAATTCTTGATCCTGCTTCTTGGTCACTAGACCACTTTGGACAAGTTCTTATAGCAACAGTTAAAAATGGTAAAACATATAATTGGGATCCTTCTGCTTCAAACGCATTGAACACAAGAGCAACAGCAGTGACAGGAGCTCCTACCAAATCTGTTATGTCAATTGTATCGGAAAGAGACAGACACCTTATAATTTTAGGAACAGAAACAACTGTTGGTAATGCAGCAACCCAAGATAAAATGTTTATTAGATTTTCTGATCAAGAAAATACAGGAACTTATGCACCTACATCTACAAACACTGCTGGTACTTTTAGACTAGACTCTGGTGTAAAAATTGTAGGAGCTGTAAGAGCAAAAGATTATATTCTAATTCTCACTGACACCTCAGCTTATGTAATGCAATTCGTTGGTCCACCTTTTACTTTCAGTATAAGACAAGTTGGATCTAACTGTGGTCTTATTGGTCAGCATGCATTACGATATGTTAATGGTGCTGTCTGGTGGATGGGTCAAGCAGGTGGTTTCTTTGTTTACGATGGTACAGTTAAAAACGTTCCTTGTTTAGTTGAGGACTTTGTATTCACAAGTAAAGGAACTAATCTTGGTCTTAACTACAATGCAGGTGAACAAATCTATGCAGGTCTAAATCATTTATACGAAGAGATAAGTTGGTTTTATTGTAAAGATGGCTCAGAGCAAATTGACAGAGTTGTAACTTACAATTATGCAGAAGGTCTGTGGACTACAGGGTCATTGTCAAGAACATCGTGGCATGACTCAACTTTGTTTGACGAACCATATGCAACAGAATACTCTTCTACTGCAACACCTAGTTTTCCTATCATACAAGGTGTAACCGCACAGAATGGTGCTACCACGTATTATGAGCATGAGGTAGGAAACAATCAAGTCGATTCATCAGGTAATAAGACAGCCATACCTGCATTTATTCAATCAGGAGATTTTGACTTAGACATAGAAGGTAATGGCCAGTTTTTTATGTCTATAAGAAGATTTGTACCTGACTTCAAATTGATCACAGGAGATGCACAAGTAACAATAAATTTGAGAAACTTCCCATCTAATTCAGCTGCGTCCTCACCTTTAGGTCCATTTACAGTGAATAGTTCTACATCTAAGATAGATACAAGGGCTCGATCAAGATTTGCAAACCTTAAGATAGCTAATCTTTCAACAGATCAAAACTGGAGATACGGCACATTCAGAGCTGATATACAACCAGATGGAATGAGGGGCTAATGGCTAAAATTAATATTATTATACCTGAACCAAGAAGTGAGTATGATGAAGAAAACCAAAGACAAATATCACAAGCTTTAAGAACAACACAGGATCAACTTAATACAAACTTTCAACAAGATCTTAAGAACGAACAGGATGCATTTAATTATTTCTTATCATGACAATACGATATAAAAACCAAGGATATAAACAAACTGGGACTGGTAAAACAACAGTATTCACATGTCCTACTGATGCAACAGTAATAGTAAAAAGTATTTATTGTGCAAACAACGATGCGTCATCAGCAATTTTAGTAAACATGAATCTAGTAGACTCATCTGATTCAAGCACAGAGTATGAATTTTTTAGAGATGATGTTGCTGCCAAATCACAAGTCAATGCTTCTCCACAAGGTTTAAACTTAGAGGCAGGAGATTCAATAACGGTACAAGCAGCTACAGGTAGTAGCAAAATACAAGGTGCAATAAGTTATGCACTGATAGATAGATCACAAGAAAATGGCTAGAGTTAAATTTGTAAACTTTACACCAAGGCCAAAACCACCTAAACGTCCAGGACGCCATAAGAAAAGACTTAACAAAAGTGAGAAACGGAGCTATAAGAAGTACAACTCTCAGGGACGTTAGTGATTCAAAATATATTCAATACACCAATCTATTTAAGTAAGTTAGAAGAACCAGTGCTGAACAGGTCTGTAATGACCATGATGAATGATTGTATTCATACAAAAAACTTTAGAGTAGAAAGTAATTATGGTGGATTACAAACTAATAAGTACGATGCAAAAACTAATGAAAAATTAGCAGTCAAAATATTAGAAGAGACCACAAAGTATGTCGAGTCTTTGCAAAGAAAAAAACAATTTAAAATTACACTTAACGGATTTTGGATTAATATAAATATGAAGAATCATTTTAATATAGAACATATGCATTATAATTATCAAAACAAATTTTCTGGCATATGGTATGTTCAATGTGGTGAAGGATCAGGCAATCTTGTCTTCAAGGGACGTGATGATTTTGTGGCAGTAAGCCAACTAGATCAATATTTTGAAGATAAATTTTCTAATGAATATGAGATACAACCAAAGCCTAATGATTTTATTTTATTCCCATCTTATTTAAAACATTGGGTCAAACCCAATTTAACTGATACTCCTAGAGTATCTGTGGCTTTTGATATAGGTTTTATAGACGTATGAAAATAATTGATAACTTTTTAACTGATGAAGAATTCAAACCCATAGCAGAAACTTTTTTAGGGGAAGAATTCCCATGGTTCTATAATGATGCAATATCTGAACGTGGTGATGACAGGTTTCAATTCATACATGGGTTGTACAAAGACTGTACGTTTGTTTCTAATTTTGCACCACTCATGTTTCCAATACTTAACAAACTTAATATGTTTATGTTGAAAAGAATAAAAGCAAATCTTATCACAAGAACAGAAAGACAACTAAAGTCCGTACCACATATAGATTACAAAAATATAAAGACAGCTATATTCTACGTGAACACGAACAACGGATACACACAATTCGACAATAAAACTGTGCCTTCAGTTGCTAATAGAATTGTTATATTTGATAGCAATCTGAAACACTCATCTGTATCTCAAACAAATACAAAACAAAGGGTGGTGATTAATTTCAATTATGTTACACAGGAGGATAATGAAAATAAAAGGTGATGATACAAGTATTTACTTTGCTTTTAGTGATGAAGAGATTGCAAAGATAAATAAGGTTGGTTTTATACAAATAGAAAATGCTAATAGAAAACATTTTTTGAATATGATGATGGGTCTTTGTGTAGAGCTAAATAGGGCAACAGATGAAGAATTTGCTAATTTACTTTCTAGAGGAGATACTGTAGAAGATAAAGATAGTAAAAATAAAGAAAATAAATTAACACGTGTTAAACCAGAAAACATAACGGAGGAACAATGGCAGAATTACCTAGAATTCCTGCAGAAGCAAAAGAAATCATAAAACATAAAAGGACGGGAGCTGTATATGCTGATAAAGCTGCTTTTG